ATGACGAACCCTACATGGTTCTGCGGTACTATCTGGAAAGACAAGTACTCTGGCTCAAAGGAACAGTTGGCCGAATGGTTCAGACTGCACCACGCCAAGGAGGGCGTAATCGGAGAGGAGATTTCTCCCACATCGGGCAAGATTCACTACCAGTTCAGAATCCACCTGGACAGGGGAGAGACCTTGAAAGGCTGGCAGGAACTGATAAAGGCAGTCGGCCATGTCGAAGTCTGCCAGGAGAAGAAGTTCACCGACTACGAGAAGAAAGACGGCAACTGGATAGAGTGGCCCGAATCCTACCTCGGCAAGTTCAAGGAAATGCCTCTACTGTTCTGGCAAGAGCAACTCCTGGAACAATGGAACGAGCAGGACGACAGACAGATACTGTTCGTCAAGGACGTCAAGGGAGGGAACGGCAAGTCGACTTTCGGCAAAATCATGGAGGCCAGAGGTCTCGAAGAGGTCTGCCCTGTCTGTTCTGACGACTACAACGACTACACATCGTTCTGCCTCGAATATCCTGCCAAGGGGTACATATTCGACATACCCAGGGCTTCCAGCATCAAGCGGAGGACGGCACTATGGTCGGGCATCGAGCAGATAAAGAACGGCCTGCTCTACGAGAAGAGGTACAAGCCTCGCAAGGTGTGGATAGAGCCTCCCAAGGTCATAGTCTTCACAAACGAGGACGAGCCTCCTTGGGACTTGCTCTCACTCGACAGGTGGAGAGTATTCGACGTGGAACAGTACGTCAACCCCATCACATACAACATACGCAGTCACTGGGAGGTGGACTGATGATACTCGTCTTCGACGACCCAGACGAGCCACCGTAAGCCACACAGGGCCGTAAACGGCGGTCTACCTGCTTCGCAGGGTAATACTGACCGCCTAAACCCTTTACTATATTATTTCTTTGAACCATGGGAATCGGGGGACGATAAGTTAAGCATCCACCTTTACTCCCATGGGGGAAGAGGTTTGGAAAAGGATTTTGGTCGCTTCGCTCATAAGACAACATCGGTCAACGGTACAGGTCAGCCAGGTTCTTGGAAACAAAGCGGTATCCAGAGGTCACTGCACGGCCGAATCCACCAGCACCAGTCACTCTAGAGGGGTAACGTAAGTCTCCCCAGGTGAGACCAGTATTGCGAAGATAATCAGACATGTAGTTATAGCCATCTCTAGCATCGATAACATCTCCAATGACGGGGAATCCGGATAGTGCGTACTCAATCTGCTTCTTATCACTCTCACTGAGACCAATAAGAGTGCCAAGATAGTCCATATCGCTACCAATATGTCCAAGACCCTCACCTGTCGCATCTACGAAGGACTGCTGACCCTGGGCGTATTTGAGCCAGGGAGAGTGGTTACGAGCCACCCAGTTGTATACGTCCTCGATAGTGGTCATACTCACTTACCTGCGGTCATGATACGCTCGAGAGTGGTATCCTTGGCATCGACAGTACTCTCGGTGGTATCCATCCTCTTGGACTGCTCATCGTAGTCACTCTTGTAGACGTAGGTTCCGACATCCCAAAGCCTGGTAGGGTTCTCCCACTCGGTGAGAGGAACGACCTCGGAAAACGTGATCGTCCAAGTGACCCTCATGCGGTAGTAGAACTTGTGAAGTTTCGCAGGAGGCATCACGAGACAGGCCACATAGGTGGTAGGAATCGTGACAACAGGCAGTTGGTCACCAGATGCACCAGAGGACTGGGTTCCAGCACAGAGAGGGAGCCTGGGAAGACGGACAGAGTTTCCACGGAGATAGTACTCCCTATTGGCAGAGCCACGCTGACCCGCATCGCTGTAGTAGGGAAGAGACTGAGCATCGGGGTTGGAACCAGGGCTGGTCTGCTGGCCATAGGTGGAGTAGATGGTATGGACGATAGGGTAGAGACCCCTCATCTCAAGTCCTGCCTGGGGCATCGCTTTCTTCCAGCCATCGGGGTCGGCAAGAAGACCGTAGTAGACCCTCTCGGGTGCATTGGCGAGCTGGGGGAGGTCAGCAAAGGCATCACCGACCTTGCGGACAGAACCACCAGTGATTTCATCATCGAGGACACTGGAACCGACAGTGACCCTGTTTATGACGGTGTTGAAAGAATCGTTGGAGACGGCCTTGTAGAGGATGGGGTTGAACATGTCCTGGGGTGCGACATCTCCTGCCTCGGTTCCGACCTGGAGAGGGTCGGCAGGGAGGGTGCTGGCACACGCTATGACCACATCGCATCCATCCAGGTGGACGTACCTGTGATTCATCATGAGACCCCTGTAAAGGTACTCGAGATTAGAAAGGGTAGGGGTGTGTATCCCTATGATTCCGAGTTTGCCTACCTCGGTACAGAGGTCATAGGTCTCGGTATACCTGACAGTCACCATGTCAATACCTCCTGCGGTATCCGTATCTCCTGCGTCCATAGGAACGGACGTATCTTCTGCGTGCATAACTCCTTACATATCTGCGGTAAGCCATTATTAGTTCACCTAGTTACGTTACCACCTTTACTACACTTTATAAGTTTCTGTGCCATCGTAGGTTTACACGGAACTGCCGTGCAAGGAAGTGAGTAA